ATTTTGTTGAATTGTTTAGTAAACAATTAGATGAATGTAAAGTAAAAATAGATGTGAGTTTGATTCCTCCTCATAATTCAGAAGGTGAGTATATTTTATGGTTAGCTGGATTTATCGAAAAAATTACAGAAGGTGGACCTAAACCACCTCCGCCTATAAAGAAATTTATTCCAGAGTATATGAGCTTCAAATCTGAATTAGATTTTTTACCTTCAAATGAGGAAAAAATTCAAACCGAAGGTAAAGAAATTACGGATTACTTTAATTCAAAGCTTTATAAGGCAACTTTTAAGAAATAATAGTTAGTTGTCTCTATTTTTAGCCACCGCCTTAGGGCGGTTTTTTTATGGGTAAGAATAATGGATTCTACAGAATACTTTTGGCTTACTCGGAAAAAAGAACCTAAAACTAAGTCCAAATCTAGACCACTACCTAAAGCTACTCAAAAATACTTAGAGGCTGAAGAAGAATTTACTCAAGCTTTGGATAATCTGGAAATTAAGTACGAAAAGAAATTTCAGTTTAAATCTACAAAGCATTGGCGTTTTGATTTTCATTTAATTGAACATCACATATTAGTTGAAATTGCTGGTGGCCCTTGGTCGGGTGGTCGAAAGGGTAAGCTAAAAAACAAAGCTTGGAGTCTTGATCGTTACGATGTGGCTGAAGAGATGGGTTACACAGTAATTCGCATAGAGGCAGCACCAAGATTTAAGATTAATGAATCTGGTCCATTACAGATCCAAGCTCATTTCGCTAGCCAATGGCTTAAAAATTTAAAGAGGCAAATATTTAATGGATCAGATCAGACCATTTCCTCCAACTGATTTTATTGACCAAGCAGATGAAGAGGAAGCAATTAGATTAACACCGGCACCGGATCTAAAAAACTGGGTTGTTGCTAATTACTTAACTATTGGTGGACCTCTTTATAACCCCGATCATGATCACATAGCTGAGCTGCTTCACGATAATGAAGAATTTTTAGCATTTGCTTGGGCCTCTTCTGCATATAAAAGCAAGCAAGCTATGGTGTTAGGCCAGTGCGAAAAAGTCATGTTCAATGTTGGTGGATGGCGTAAGGCCAGACAAGAGCAACAGATGCGAGACTGGTTCGGCTTTGTGCCAACATACTTAATAACTGTCGACGCTTCTTTCTGTGAGCGTGCAAATGATACAGAGTTCTGTTACTTGCTTGAACATGAGCTTTACCATATAGGTGTAGAACGTGACGATGATGGCGAGATGATCTTTAGTAGTTCTACTGGATTACCTAAGCACTATTTAGCTGGTCACGATGTCGAAGAATTTATTGGTGTAACTAAACGGTGGGGGGCTAGTCAAAGCGTTAAACGTATTGTTGAAGCTGCAAAGAATCCGCCGTTTGTTTCGAATCTTGATATTTCAAAATGCTGCGGAAACTGCGTAATCAACTGAGCCGAATGGCTCTTTTTTTTACCTTCTTTGCTAGACGTAGCTAGACAAAGGTGGGGGTATGGCTGCACTTAAAGAACAGGTAAAAATATTTATTGTTCAAGCGCTTGCCTGCATGGATACCCCTCAACAGGTAGCTAATGCTGTCAAGCAAGAATTTAACATTGAGATTGATCGAAAACAGGTACAACTTTATGACCCGACAAAAGCGGCAGGAAAGAATTTAAGTAAGAAATATAAAGACCTTTTTCATAAAACCCGAGAGGACTTTAAAAAGAATGTTTATGACATCCCTTTAGCTAATAAAGCTTACCGACTCAAAGAGCTTCAGAAGATCTATGAAGACTGGAAGAACAACAGACTTATGAAGCAAGGGGTTATTAAGCAGGTTCGGGAAGAAATGCAGGGTTACGACCTGATGTTATTAAATCTTGAGTTAAAACAGCTTGAGATTGAAAAGTTAAGAGAGGGTGAAGGTGATGAAGATCCAACACCAGTCAAGGTAACTATTCAAGTTGTGGATGCGAGTAAAAAAGATGCCGAACATCAATCCGACACTGAATGTACCTCAGGCTAATTTTTTGCAGATGGAAAAGAAGTTCCGCGCATTCGTTGCTGGCTTTGGATCGGGAAAGACTTGGGTTGGCTGCTCCAGTTTATGCAACAAAGCTTGGGAATTTCCAAAAGTACCTTTGGGTTATTTTGCTCCAACTTACCCGCAGATTCGCGACATTTTCTTTCCAACTATTGAAGAGGTGGCTTTTGATTGGGGGCTTAAAACCAAGGTTTATGAAACCAATAAAGAGGTTGATATCTATTATGGTCGGCAATATCGAACGACAATCATTTGTCGATCTATGGAGAAACCAGCAACAATTGTAGGTTTTAAAATTGGCCACGCCTTGATTGATGAACTTGATGTTATGACCAAGGTCAAAGCTCAACAGGCTTGGCGTAAGATCATCGCACGTATGCGTTACAAGCAAGCTGGTTTGCTCAACGGTATTGATGTGGCCACTACACCTGAAGGTTTTAAGTTTACATACGAGCAATTTGTTAAAGAGGCAAATAAATCAGAGGCTAAGCGTAAGCTCTATGGAATGATTCAAGCTTCAACTTATGACAATGAAGCTAATCTTCCAGATGACTACATATCATCACTTTATGAGTCTTATCCGCCGCAGTTAATTTCAGCTTATCTAAGAGGGCAGTTTGTCAATTTAACCAGCGGTGCTGTTTACCCCGACTTTGATCGAGTTCTAAACCACACGGATGAAGAAATTAAGAAAGGTGAGCCTTTACTCATTGGTATGGATTTTAACGTGCTTAAGATGGCTGCTGTGGTTTATGTCATTCGAGAAGGGAAGCCAAGAGCTTTAGATGAACTGGTTGGCGTTAGAGATACACCGACGATGTGTCAATTGATTAATGAGCGCTTTCCAGATCACGATATTACCGTGATTCCAGATGCTTCAGGTCAGGCAACATCTTCAAAGAACTTCAGTGAATCAGATCATGCAATCTTAAAGAAAAATGGATTCAAAGTTGAAGTGAATGGTGTGAATCCCGGAATTAAAGATCGTATTACTGCTGTTAATGCACAAATCCTAAATGCTGAGGGTGAACGACACTTAAAAGTGAACACAAATAAGTGCCCTAACTTTACGGCTACTTTAGAACAGCAAGTCTATGATGATTTTGGAATGCCAGATAAAAGCGCTGGTTTGGACCACGTTGGCGATGCTGGTGGATATCCAATAGCCAAGAGATTCCCGATCATCATTCAGAAAGTATTTAAACGGCGCACAATCGCTGGTTTTTCCCGTTAAACAACGCACCTTTTCAGGTGCTTTTTTATTGGTGTTTTTATGGCAGTTACTGATAAACATCCGCAGTATATTGCTGCACAAAAAAGCTGGTTGATTATGCGTGACGCCGTTGCTGGTGAAGAGCAGATCAAACAGGCACAAACAAAGTACCTAGCTAAATCGGCCGGAATGATTGAGGCTGAAAAGCAAGGTGATACGACTGGAGAGATTTATAAGGCCTATCTAAGTCGAGCTCAGTATCCGCTATGGGTTCAGGACGCATTACGCACAATGATCGGGTTAGTTTCAAAGCTTGAGCCGAATATAGTGATTGAAAGTTCTCTACTTAAAGGATTGATAGAGAATGCAACAAATGACGGTTTTGGGCTTAAACAGCTCTTTATTCGCATTTGTTCAGAGTTGCTAGAGTTTGGGCGCTGTGGGCTGCTTGTTGATGTTGATGCTAAAGGAGTGCCATATTTCGCCTTATATGATGCGTTATCTATTATCAACTGGAAGGAAAACAGTATCGGTGGTCGAAAGGATTTAAAACTGTTAGTGCTCGAGGAGCAATTTGATAATAGTGAAGATGAATTCGGGCACGAAACTAAAACGGTTCACCGCGTTCTATCTATGGATGATGGAGCATTAGCGGTCCGATTGTTCGATGGTTCAAATGTGGAGGATAAAACTCCTGATCTCGGCGGTAATCAACTTTCTTTCACACCATTTGTTTTCTGCGGTGCCACTAGTAATTCCCCAGATGTAGGTACCATACCGCTTTTGACAATGGCCAAGGCTGCTCTGAAGTATTACCAACTTAGTGCAGATTATTACCAGTCACTTCACCATACAGCTCATCCGCAGCCTTGGATTAATGGACTTGAGGGTGATGAAGATATTAGCGTTACTGGTGTTATGGCTGTCTGGAGTCTTCCTCCAAATTCACAATGTGGTTATTTGGAAATTTCAGGTAGCGGCATTGAACTCACTAAAAAGGAAATGGATGCGCAGAAAAATGCAGCATTAGAGGCTGGTGCCAAGGTAGTCGATACCAATACACAAGAATCAGGTGAGGCACGCCGTGCACGTCAGGATGACCAGCAGGCAAGTCTTCACAGTATCGTGATGTGTGCAGCTGCAGCAATTGAACAAGCCATTAAGTATGCAGCGCAGTGGTTAAAGCTGGATTCGACAAAATATTCATTTACGGTTGAACCTGAGTTTATTGTGCAGGTCACGGATATTAATCTTGCAAAACAGCTTTATGAGGGTGCTATTTCAGGGAAAAACTCTTTCCGCACATATTGGGAATACCTGATGACAGGTAAATTACCAGCTCATGACTATCAGGAAGAAGTGAAGCGAGTAGAAATAGAGCGAGATAACGCTCCTTTGTAGAGGTGACGCATGGCTTCAAAAGAAGATAAATCGCTGATTGAAATACTTACCCAACATCAGGCGTATTTATATCGGGTGTCTTCTCAATCTGTTAATGAGCTATTAAAAATCTTTAATGATGAGTCGACATTAATGTTGGCAAAGCTTCGGGATTTGCTTGATGAATTAAATGATTCTGAAAAGATGGCTCTAGCAAGTGGACAGTACACAACGTCAAATCTGAAGGAAGTTCGTGATCTGATTGCTCAGTGGTTTACTGCAATAAACACTGCATTACCTGAAGCTTTCGCTGTTTCTGCTACTGCCTTGGCTGTTTATGAAGCCAATTACACGGCGAAGCTATATGGCGGCAAGATCAAAAAGCCAAATGGTGAAAAGCTATATGCAGCAGCTAAAAAAGTACCGTTGGTGGGAGGAGCACTGGTTGATGAGCTGCTTTCTAAGATTGCTGAAACTGCACGCCAAAAAGTTGAGTATGTCATTCGAGATGGTATCAACTCAGGTAAAACAAATCAGGAAATAGTTCAGCGTATTCGTGGTACCAAACGGCTTAATTATGAGGATGGGCTTTTAAGTGGCTCAAAGTCTGATATTGACCGTACGGTGAGAACAGTTCGTAGTCATGTTGCTAATCAAACGTATTTAGATACTTTCAAACAGTTAGGTTTTGAGTATGTTCGTTTTATTAGTGTATTGGATGGAAGAACATCTAAGCTTTGTGCTCATTTAGACGGTACTGTCTGGAGGATTGATGATCCGGCAAAACGTGTACCGCCGTTGCATCCTAATTGTCGCAGCGAACTAGTACCAGTTAAAAAAGATGGTCAACTTATCGGTGAACGGCCATTTGTAATGGACGAACGTAGAGTTAAAGACATCCCCAAAGAAGAGCGTAGCCAGTTAATAGGGCAGCTAGATGCCAATACTACGTTTAGAGAGTTCTTCAAGAAGACAGATGATTTCTTTCAAAGAGAATGGTTGGGGCCGAAACGTTACAAGCTCTATAAGGAAGGAAAATTTGATTTTGATAAGTTCTTCGATCCAGAGGGGCGGTTATACACATTGGACCAACTTCGAAAGTTGGATGAGCAAACCTTTAAGGAGTTGGGCTTATGAGTGAGTCAAGACATTTAGTGCTAAAGCGTCACCCTACTTTGAAAGGTTATCTGGTTATTTGTGATGAAGAAACTGGACAACCTCTAGCTGGACAAAGAGCAGTACAGATGTCTAGCTGGACAAAGAGCAGTACAGATGAATTCTGATGCCTTAAATGGACCCGCAACAATTACTGTAACTTTTGAAGCATATGGTGCTCATGGTGTTCGCTTAGTGAGTGATGCACCAAGGCCAAATCAAACAAAGGAAATGTAGCGAAAGGTATTACAAATGTCTGAAAAGCAAATCACTATGTCAGATGCTCAATATATTCTGAGCACAAAATTAATTCTGGTGCCATTTCTTCAAATTAAGATTTCAAGAGCCATGGCAATTTATGGTTTTACTTTTGAAAGATTAAAAGCAATTGCACTCATCAATTAGAACTTAATTTTTAACCTTAGCACCTTCGGGTGCTTTTTTTGTGAGAAGAAAATGATCAAAGAAGTAACAGAGCAAGAGTTAGCTGAAAAGTCTGTGGCACCCCGAGTAACTAAAGCGCAAATTGATTCATTGATGGAGCGTGTTACATATACGGTTGAGCAACGCCCCGGTGGCACGACATCTACTTTTGTCCATGCATTTTTAGATGGAAAGTTTTTCTTAGCAACGGGTTTTAGTGCATGTGTGAATGCTGAAAACTTTGATGCTGAAATTGGTGAGCGTATGGCTCGTGGAAATGCAGAAAAGTCAGCTGAAAATAAACTTTGGGAGCTAGAAGGCTACCGTTTATTTGCAACAAATTACTAAGTTTTCAATCGAAATTTAGCGTCCTTAGGGGCGCTTTTTAATGCCTTGAGATAAGGCTTTACCCAAATCAAACGAGAGGTTTGAACATGTCATTGCCATTTATTGTTGATTCACTTGATGCAATCAAAGAAGAGCACCACGCTCTATATGTTGAGGAAAACGGGAAGTTTCGCCTTGACTTGGAAGGTTATGAAGATCCAAAAGGTTTGAAATCTGCACTTCAAAGCGAGCGAGATGCTGCTAAGAACGCAAAGTTGGAACTTCAAAAATTTCAGAAACAATTTGAAGGGATTGATCCTGAAATTGTTAAAAAAGTCTTTGCTCAACTTGACCAGGATGAAGAGGCCAAATTAATCGCAGACGGCAAGGTTAACGAAGTGATTCAGAAGCGTACCGAGAAGATGCGCGAAGAACATGAAAAATTACTGAAAGCCGAAAAAGAACGTGCTGATAAAGCCGAAGCTTATGCACAAAAGTTCAAGCAATCAGTGATTCAGAGCCAAATTGTACAGGCTGCTGTTGAGCTTGAAGCATTGCCTGAAGCTACTGCCGATATTGCCTTTTTAGCTCAGTCAAAGTTCGCATTAGATGAAAATGGCAAAGCTGTGGCAGTTGATGAAAACGGGGATGTGGTCATCGGCAAAGATGGCCAAACAGCATTATCGCCAAAAGAGTGGGTTGAGTCTCTACGTGAGCAAAAACCGTATTTCTGGCCAAAACCAAATGGTATGGGCGCACCAGGTAGTAACAACTCAAAAGGTCAGCCAGACATTCTCAAAGCAGATGGCTCGGTAAATATGACCAAATTGGCGCAATTACGAAATGAAAATCCGCAACTAGCTAAAGAGCTAGCGGCAAAACACGGTATTAAACTTTAAGGAGTAAAGCCTAATGGCTGAGACAAAAATTGCTGATGTAATCGTACCCGAGTTATTCACTCCGTACGTATTAAATAAAACTGCCGAAAAGTCTGCTTTATGGCAGTCAGGCATTGTTGGGGAGCTTGATGAAAAAGTTGCTTTTGGTACAGAAGGCGGTACCACAGTAAATATTCCTTTCTGGAATGATTTAAGCGGTGAGTCTGAAGTACTTTCAGATGGTAAAGCTCTTGGGGTTAATAACATCACTGCTGGTAAAGATATTGCGATTTTGCATGCCCGTGGTAAGGCATGGGGTGCAAATGATTTATCTAAAGCATTATCTGGTGATGACCCATTGGGTGCGATTGCTGATCTTGTAGCAGATTACTGGGCTCGTGAATTTCAGGGGTTTACCGTAAATACACTTAAAGGTGTATTTGGGTCTGCAAGCATGGCAGGTAATACCCATGACATTTCGGCTGGTACTGGAGCAGCAGCCGTAATTGATGGTCATTCATTTATCGATGCATCTTATAAACTGGGTGATGCTGTTGATAAATTAACAGCGATTTCAATGCACTCTTTCACAATGGCAGCACTAGCCAAGCAAGGTTTAATTGAAACTGTGCGTGATGCTGATGGTGTAGTGCTTTACAAAACTTTTATGGATCGCCGTGTGATTGTAGATGACGGCATGCCTGTTGAAGGCGATGTCTTTACTTCTTACTTGTTTGGTTATGGCGCGATTGGTTTCCAAGATATTGGGGCACCGGTTGGTGTAGAAACAGACCGTGACAGTTTAGCGGGTACTGACATTCTTATTAACCGCCGTCACTTTGTCTTGCACCCTCGCGGCATTAAGTGGGCAGGCGATACAGGTATTGCTCCTAATAACGCTGGTCTAGCAACAGCTGCAAACTGGGAACGTGTTTACGATCCAAAACAGATCCGCATTGTGGCATTCAAGCACAAGATCAAATAACAAAAAGGCGGGTAATACCGCCTTAACTATTTGGAGATCCACATATGGGACTTTCATCATTTAACCGTGCACGGGAAAGACAACAAATGACAGAAACAAAAATTGCTGAACTCGAAAAACAACTGGCAACTTTGAAAGGTGAATTCATTGCCTTCCAAAATGATCCTGAGGCAATGAAAGCACGTATTTCTGAACTGGAAGCAGGTGAAGGTGGTCAAACACCTGAAGACGGCCAAAAACCAAGTGATACTCAACCACAACCAATTAACTATGCAGGGCTTAAAGTTGATGAACTTCGAGCTGTGTTAACTGAAAAAGGTATTGCATTTGAATCAGGTGCTAAAAAAGAAGAACTTTTAGCATTAATTCCAAAGGAATAAACCATGAGCTTTATCACTGAACAAGAAGCGATAGAACATGTTGAAGGCTTTGATGCTTTATCTGCCAGTGATAAGGCTCAATTCCTCCAAATGGCCGAGGCATATCTGTTAGCACGTAACGTAAAGCCTTATGAAGACGTTACCCAAGTTCCTGAACCTCTAAAAACTGCCTCATATCAAATAATCAAGGGCATTATGAAAGGTGATCTATATCAAGGGCAGGAACAGGCACTAAAACGTAAGAAAGTCAAAGCTGATACGGTTGAAACTGAAAAGGAATATCAGGACGGATCAGTAAAGCTTAGTGCGATTGAGCAATTCATTCTTGATTTGATTAAGCCTTACAGCAAACGAAAAGCTGTATTTTTTGTTAGGAAAATCTAATGGGCTTACGTGACGAAATTCAGGCAGATATTACCGAAGCATTTAATGATGATTTAGCGGACGCCGTTCATTCTTTTACTTGTGACCGCGTTACTAGTACCAACTGGAACCCTAAGACAAATACTTCGGAAAACATCATTGAGCATTATGAAGGGCGTGGCGTTCTGTTTGGCTCATACAGTCAATATGAAATACAAACGCTTGGAGTACTGGCCACCGATAAGAAAGCTACAGTGCTTCAAAATGAAGTAACCATGGTACCGAAAATTGATGATGAATGGCTAACAGCGTTAGGTTCATTCCGGGTAATTTATATCCAGCAGGATCCAGCCTCTACTATTTGGAAATGTCAGTTGAGGAAGGTTTAAATACTTGGTCTAATATCCTTCAAAATTAGGGGGGTGTATGTTTAAAAGAACTTTAAGTCAAAAGATAAAGGATGTTGTATTTTACTCATTAGTATTTTTCATCCTTTATACAATTATTGCTTATCTTCTTGAAACTAAATGGCTAAGTTCAACTATTGATTTGCCAAAACTTAATGGGATTTTAAAAGATAGTTTAACATTGACAGCTGCTTTTTTAGCTCCGGGCGCTGCATTTATATTATTTACTGACTGGAGAGAGCAACATAATAAACAAGTTCGTAATGAATTTGGTTTAAAGGTATTTAATCAATTTGAAAAATTTTCTAAAGAAATAGATCAGTTAGGTTTCATTTATACAGAACTTGAATACCTATTACCTGATGAAGCTAAAGATAAATTGGATCCTTTTAGAATACCATTGGGTTTAGATCACCCAGTTTTCATAAAGAATGAGCACTTAATATTAAGTTATTTTAAACGAGTGCATATAATTCAAGAAGAATTTAACACTTTAATTGATAAGTTTAGGTATTTTGGTGTTGTTACAAATCAATTAAAACCTATGGCACCTTGGATTAAATGTATTTTAGAAGATTTTGCCAATATACATGATGAGCTGAATGATAGTTATTCAGAATATTTACAATTACTTGAAATTATTGAAGACAAAATCAGCCTATATTCAAAGCTTAGAAGCGAAGTTGAGGAAAAACTAACTTTAAATATACTTCAGCAACTTCAAGAAGAGTAAAATAATCATTATATTTTAAGTTAACCCTTCTATTTTTAGATTACTTTTTGAGTAAAGAATTACCCACTTCGGTGGGTTTTTTAATGGGCGTAATTAAGGAGTTCAAGTGATTAATACCAACTATGTGCCTGAGTGGTACATCTCACCATTTCAACATGTGCAGTACACACTTGCAAGAAGTCAACTTCATATGGACTTGTTATTCGAAGACATGAATAAAGTTGATAAGTTCTTGTCTGTTGATGGTGCAGCGGCACAAGTTGATTTCTATTCTAATGGTTCTTATGCAGTTGTTCAGTTGGGCGATACCTCAGAAAGAAAATTGATAGAGATCTATGGCTTGCTTTTACATGAAGCGGTGCATGTTTGGCAGAAAGTTAAAAAGCTCATGGGAGAAAAAGAGCCTAGTTCAGAATTTGAAGCATATTCAATTCAAACGATCGCTCAAGACCTTTTTAAGATGTATGAAGAAAGCGAGGTAAATGATGGGATGGAAGGGGAAAAAGCCGACTAGCTTTAGTCTGGATGTGGCTAAAACAGCAGAGGAAAAGGTAAAGAAAATTACAATGGATGCTGTTCAGTCTTTAGTGGTTTCAAGTCCTGTTGATACTGGCGCTTATCGTGCTTCGCATATCGTTTCAATTGGATCTGGTGATTATGGTGTCCGTGGACCTGAAACAAATGCTATTCAGGATGCAGCTATTCAAGCCGTGAAGTTTAAGTTGGGCAATTTAGTTTATATCCAGAACAACCAGCCTTATGCAGAGCGCTTAGAAAACGGCTGGTCTGATCAAGCGCCACAAGGTATTTATGGCCTCACGTTTAACTTTATTTCTCAAAAGTACGGTGGCTAAAATGGCAATGACTTTAGAGCAGACAAGGCAAGCTATTATTGAGCACATGCAAGCTTTCACAGGCATTGCTCAGGAAAGAATTCAGTATCCAAATGCACCCAGCTTTACGGTTCCAAAAGAAGGTATATGGTGCCGTTTGACTATTGCAGGCGGCCCGAGTTTTATTTCAGGTATTGCAGATAAGCCATGTACACGCCGTACCGGGAATATCTTAATTCAATGTTTTGCCCGTCCTAATACTGGAGACAGGGAAATAACAGAACTTAGTGATGCATTGCTGGCACATTTTGAATATTTCTCAGTCGAACATTTAGAATGTTTGAATGGACAATCAATTTATTCCGGTCAAGATGCTGACTTTGTTCAATATAATATTACGATCGGATACAGAGTGAATTGATATGTCTTGCATGCTTACATTAGAAGAAATTGAAATTAAAAAACAAGAGCTTGAACGACACTTGGCAGATGTAATGGCTAAGGAGCTAAGTAAATGGCAGTTGTCTAATAAATTATGTATTTCTGATGTAAAAATTCGCCTCGCTAATGTTAATAGCATAAATGGACCAAATTTAAATATTGTTACTGGAGTAAGTGTTGATTTGGATGATTGATATTAAGTTTTAAAGAAGTTACCGCCTGAGGGCGGTTTTTTTTACGTCCCTAATTTTATAGCCACCTTCGGGTGGCTTTTTTTATGCCTAACGTCGGAGTATATAGATATGTCGAGTGGTACACGTCAGATAACACAAATCGCGAAGGAAGCCACTGTTGGTACCACACCATCACCCTTCGCACGAACGACCTTTGAATTTACTGAAAATGGCCTTGATGCGACAGTAACAAAGGAAGACTCTAACTCAATCACAAGTGGCCGTATTGCACGTTCATCAATGATTACCGGTGCAGAGTATGCCGGTGTATTAAAATGTGAAGCGAAGTACAGTTCATTAGTTCAAGACTTAATGGCTGCAGCTGCTTTTAATAATTGGTCGTCAAATGTATTAACTTTTGGTGGCACACTTCGTCAAACATTTTCTGTTTTACGTGGCTTTGAAGATGTTAATGACTACCATGTTTTCCGTGGGTGTCATGTAAACACTTTTGGAATTGATATTCCTGAAGCTGGCTTAATTACAATGACTTTCGGCCTTATGGCTCTTGGTCGTACAAACTTTTCTTCAGCACCGGCTGGAACAATTACAGCGGCAGATAACAATCCTAAAATGTCGAATGTCTCTGTAGGTGACATTTTGATTGATGGAGTTTCTCAAGCAGGGATTTCATGCTTGACCGCTTTTACATTTAATTGGGATAACACCATGCAGCTACAACGCTGTTTAGGTGGAGGGATTGATGCACGTGCAATCCTTGAAATGCTTGCTGCAGGTACTGGCTCATTTACCGCAGCTTGGTCACGCAATACATCCGATATGTATGAAAAGCAATTCACTAACAAAACGATTTCATTAAAAGTTCCAATCACTGATACAGATGGGAATAAATATGAAATTTTTATTCCTAAAGCTGAAATTACAGCTCCATTACCTAGTGGTGGTAATTCAGATCTTTTAAATGCTTCATTCGAATATAAAGTCGTAGAAGTAGCACCAACAATTACTCGTACACCAGCAGCAGTTCCTGCGCCTTAAATATTAATCTGATAGCAGCCTTAGGGCTGCTTTTTTTGGAGTTTAAAATGGCTTTAAAAGTAAGCATTCAGACCAGTAAAACAGTTAGCAAATGGCGGGAGTATGTTGATGGCGATGGCAATGTTTTAGCTGAATTTAAGATACGAGGTATCGCATATAAACCATATCAAGTAGCTCTTGAACGAGCAAATAACCAAATCACATCTAAAGGTTATGACGTAAGTAAAGCTAGTAAAGATGACAAGCTCTATCATGAATTGCTTCTTGAAGCTGCAGCCTGCCATTTAATTGAGGACTGGAAAGGCGTAGTTTTTGAAGAAGTAACCGAAAACCAAGAATTGATTGTGTATGAACCAGAATATTCGCAGGAAAATGCAATTAAATTGTTGAATCTAGGTGATCTTGGCATAGCAATCTGGTTATTTGTGAGACAAGAAGCAGAAAACATCCAAAAAGAAGCAGATTCTTACAAGGATGAAGTGGTGGGAAAGTCCTCAAGCTCTACAACTGGTCAAAGTTCAACTCAGAGCAAGAAGCGAGTGACTACAACCAGAAGCAAACGGCAATCGCCCAAGCCTTAAATTTGAAGAAGCCAGAAGAATTCCAGAAGCCTGAATATTCATTTACCTCACATGCAATATTAACGGCATATAACATCATTTCACGCTCAAGACGTTATGAGCAAGGTATTCCTCTAGCCTTAGATATTTCATCTATATCTGCATATTGTGATCATTATGAACTACCAGTCGACAGAGATATTTTTAACGACTGCATATTCGCTATGGATAATATTTTTCTTGATGATTCGCATAAAAAAATGAAGCATCCTACTAAAAAATAACCCTAGAGGTATTTACCAAAAATAACCCTATGGTTATAATTATCTCATCAAGTTAATAAGGGGACGGTGTGAAAAGTCTGGATTTAATCAAAATGATTGAAGCAGACGGTTGGTATGAGGTTAGGGTTTCAGGAAGTCATCATCACTTCAAACACCCAACCAAAAAGGGATTAGTTACTATCCCGCATCCTAAAAAGGATTTACCAAGCGGAACTGTTAAAAGCATTTTGAAGCAAGCGGGTCTAAAGTGACCCGCTTCAATCAGACTCATATAGTCCTATTTCGCAGTACGATTTTGTACATGAGGTGAGTGCAATGTTGTATCCAATTGCTATTGAGAGAGGTACAGACACCGAGGCCTTTGGTGTCACCGTTCCAGATATTCCAGGATGTTTTAGCGCAGGCGATACATTAGAGGAAGCTATCGAGAACGTTAAAGAGGCAATTTCTGGCCACTTAGAAATCCTTGCTGAAGATGGAGAAGAAATTCCATTAGCATCTGACTTAGCAAAATTTGTAGATGATCCAGATTATAAAGGCATGATCTGGGCTGTTACTGAGGTGGATGTTAGTCGTTATCTTGGTAAGCCTGAAAAAATCAATGTTACTTTACCAAGCCGTTTGATTCGTAAAATTGATGAGAATGTAGGTAAAGGTAAGAGATATACTACTCGATCGGCTTTCTTGGCTGCTGGTGCTGAAAAACTTTTACATGCATAGCCTGATTTAAAAGACCACCTTCGGGTGGTCTTGCTTTATGTGACATTTAGTAACCAGTTTGTTAAAGTTAGTACACTTTATAACAAACGGTGAAAACCATGAAACAAGTCATTTTAAGTCTTTTATTAGTTTTAAGCTCATTAAGTGTTGCGGAAGCAGGTAGAGGGAGACAACCGTGCTCTGGTAAGAAAGGTGGGGTAAGTCATTGCGATGGTAGTAAGTTTGTTTGTAATGATGGTTCCATCAGTGCTTCTAAAAAGATCTGCTCTAGATAGGTGATGTGATGGGATTGAATTTTAGAAAAAGTATAAAAATTGCTCCTGGAATCCGTGTCAATATTAGTAAAAAAGGGCTATCAAGTGTTTCTGTGGGTGGGAAAGGTGCACGTGTAAATGTAAGTAAGAAGGGTACTCGCACAACAGTAGGTATTCCAGGTACTGGTTTATCTTATTCTAAGTTCTCTAGTCATACTAAGAAAACGACACGTAGAAGAGAACCTGATTTTAATAATCCAGATAATGTATGGGGTTACCCTAAATCTGAATGGATAATCAGTGGAGTTATTTTATTTATAGCTTTAATAATTTTTATTTGGATTATTAGCTGATTTTTTAAATTTTGATATTTGATAGGTTTATATATGAAAAAGATTTTTTTGTTGGGCTTAATGGCTTTGTTGGGCGGGTGTTCAACCACGATGCCAATTAATTATGTTGCATCACCATCTATCCGTGGACAGGGTGATATTGCTGTCGGTAAATTTCAATATATTCCAGCTCAAAAAGGCTTGGTAAAGAAAAATGAATTTCAAAAGCCATCTGCTGCAATTGGAACAATGTATATGTCCGATAATGCTGATGTATTGTTAAAATCATCTTTAACGAAAGAATTGATAGCAGCTGGATTTAATCCTAAAGAAAATGCGGAATTAAAAATTAGTGGAGATATTCAGCAATTCTTGTATGACTGGATTGGATTTATTGAAGTAGATTTTTATTTAGATGTGGAATATACAGTAACTAAAAATGATCAAGTTATTTATAAGAAATTAATTAAGACTCACAAGGCTTCACCTAAGGCAATGGGCGGTACAGACTCCGAAGCTGTTCGTTCGGCAATATCAACTAATATTGGTGAGTTATTGCAAGACTTGAAAAGTCAAAAAATTATTTGAGGCAGAATGAGATGAAGAAGGTTGTTTTATTGAGTTTGGTTCTAGGTTTGGGAGGCTGTGCAGCCACAACAGATATGATGAATAATCAATACATGTCTGTAATACCAACATCAACGGATCTCAATGGCTTTTGGACGGGCAATAATGGCCCATACGCTGTGACTTACTCATTCAATAAAGATGGCACTGGTCTAATGTGTTCCAGTTGGAATGGTAAAGATTCTATTGAAAAGCTAAAAGTAAATGGTAATGAAATTATTGTTCAATCAGGGTTAAAGCAAACGATTAAAAGTAAAACTGACTCTAAACTTGAGTTAAAAGTTAACTACTATGGTGGAGGTAGTTACCAGTACAGCCCAGATCCAAACTTACAAAATGCATCGCCATATTGTGAGAAAGCACTGAGAAATTAATTCAAATTAAACAATTAACCCGCGAAAGCGGGTTTTTTATTGCCTAGAGGAAAGTAAGATGGCACAAGAATCCCGTTTGGTCATTGTAATTGATGCTAAAAATGCAGAACGAAATGCGCGCAATCTAGGCAATGAGTTGGATAGCATTGAGCGCAAAGGCGACTTTGCAAGTAAATCAATGGATAGTTTGTCTGTGGCAACGCGCCAACTTGCTGGCTACATGGCTGGATTGGTTACTGTAAGTGCTGCCATTAATAATATGGACACTTATACGGGCCTTCAGAACCGTCTTAAGTTAGTGACTAACAACCAAGTTGAGCTAAATAAGGCTACTGAGGACACTTTCCGAATTGCTCAAAAGACATATTCAGCTTGGGATTCTGTATTGCAGGTGTATCAACGTTTTAGTGATAATGCAAAAACACTTAATCTCACAATGGATGACACTGCTCGTTTAACTGAAACAGTGTCTAAAGCTGTTGCTATCAGTGGGGCGAGTGCATCAGCAGCTGATGCTGCTTTAGTTCAGTTTGGACAAGCATTAGCAAGTGGAACCTTGCGTGGTGAAGAACTTAACTCTGTAATGGAGCAAACCCCTGCATTAGCAAAAGCAATTGCTCAGGGTATGGGAATCACCGTAGGCGAATTGCGTTCAGTTGCGGCTGAAGGGAAAATTACATCTCAAGAGATTGTAAAAGCACTCCGAAATGTAGAAAAAGATGTTGATGCACTCTTTGCAAAAACCGATATCACTATTGGACAGTCTTTGACGCTGCTCAACAACGAGATTACTAAATTTGTTGGGGAGTCAGGAAAGGGCTCAGGTGCAGCACAAGTTTTAGCGGGCAACATTCAGACTTTAGCCGGAAACCTAGATGTTTTAACTTCTGCAATGATGGTTGGTGGTGCTTATTGGCTTGGAACCTACATTCCTGCAATTTATGCCTCAGGTGTTGCTGTAGCTGCAAAAATTAAGGAATTAGCTGCTCAAACAGTTACGCAATATGCTGCAATTCAAGCCGAGCGCGCAGCTGCAGCTCAACAAGTAATTAGCACTCAAACAGTTGTTGCAAATACCCAAGCGACTTTAGCTGCTATTGCGGCTGAGAAAGCTTTGGAAGTACAGCGATTAAAATCCCAAATCTCTGAAAAAGGCCGTGCTGCTACATTAACTCGTATGGCTGAGTTAAAGAAAATTGAGGCTCAAGTTACAAGAGAATTGGCAGTAGCGGAAGGTGCACTGGCAACGGCTCAGGCTAGATCGGCAGCAGCTGGTGCGGCAAGTGTAGGGATTGGTACACGACTTTTAGGCTTACTAAGTGGTCCTGTTGGTATTGGCATCACAGTAGCAAGTTTAGCAGCCGGATATCTTTTAATGCGAGACAATGGCGATAAAGCCAATGACATGCTTGAGAAGCAATCACGTTATGCAGGCATGGCAGCTGATGAACTCATGAAGCTTGAAGGTGCACAAAAGCGAGCAGCGGAAGGTGAACTGACAAAGCAACTAAGTTTACAGAATGCTCAACTATCTAAATCTCAGAACGAGTTCTTGTTACTTACTCAGTCTATCACTGACAACAATAAGCAAAGTGCTGAAGCTTATCGAATATGGGCAGAATTAAAAACTGGCGTTATTGATGTAAACCAAGCTTTCAATAGATTAAATCAACTTTCGTTCATCAGTTCGGATCAAATTAACCAGCTGGCTGATAGCAAGAAGAAAGTAGATGAAAACTCAAAAGCTGTTAAACAAACAAACGCAGAGTTAAATCAGGTTCGCGCGTCTGGTGCCAATGCAAAAGCAGGTTTCAATGATGTTAGTCAAGGTGCGAAAGGAGCAGTTCAAGACGTAACTGAGCTTAATAAAAAGCTTAAGGACATCAATAAATCACTTGCAGATCGTAAATGGGATGCAGACTTTAAGTCGGTTTTGATCACTAAATATGGTAGATCAGCAGAAGAAGCAGAGCTTCTGTTACAGACTTATCGAGAAAACCAGAAAAAAGGTTTTGCAGGCGTCACAGTTGAACAAGACAAAATTATTAAAGGCATTATTAGTCAGGAAAGTGCTCTTGATAATCTTGTAAATAAGGATAAGGAGCGCACTAAAGAGCTTGAAAAACAGCAAAAAGTGCTTTCTGTTAATGCCAAAGTTCAGGCTAATGCTGCAAAGTATGGTTTTGCTGGAATTGAGTCTAAATATAATTTGCCAGCTGGTACTTTGTCTGCGCTACATATGATTGAATCACGTGGCAATGCCAGAGCATATAACAAGACTACTGGTGCTACAGGTGGGTTCCAATTTCTTGAAGGCACAGCTAAGCAATATGGCGTAAAAGACCGATATGATTTAGCTCAGTCTGCCGAAGGTGCTGGAAAGTACATGTCTTATCTTTTAAAGCTCTTCAAGGGGGATTTAGAGAAGGCAGTACGTGCTTATCATGCGGGTGAAGGCAATGTTCAAAAAGGTAAAGGTATTGGCAAGAATAACAACCAATACTGGAAGGATTATCAAGGCTATATGGCTGGTATTAACGGCTATACAGCTGGGGATATTACCTCTAAGGGATTTGATAAATTACTTCAAGACGCTACAAAAATGGCAGAAGATCAGGCTAAATTGCGCCTTCAACTGGAAAACGATGTAGCTGATGAAGTGACCAAGATTAGAAATGATCTTGCTAAGAAGTTGGAAGATGTTGATAAAGCCAACTTTACCCCAGAGCGCAAAGCTGAAATTAAGGCAGAACTTCAAGCCCGTGCTGACAATGATATTGCAATCGCTCAACAAGCGTTAAGAACCAAGTTGGATGACTATAAGCAATTCAACTTGACCGAAGAGCAGTTACTTAAGGAAAGTTTTGATCGTAAGAAATTTTCTGCGGCACACGACATTGAATTAAGTAAGTCTGAGCAGAAGCAAGCTGTTGAATTGCTAGAACAGCAATATCAGGATGAGTTGGAATTAATCAACCTCACAAAGGCAGCACGCCAAGCGTCATATGATCAAGCTAATTTAAAGGCATTGCAGGAGCTAAAACAGGAGCGAGACATTTTAGCAGCACCAATATGGCAAAGAGCTGGACTTTCTTTACAATTTGGAGAAAGAAATGCTCTTTCTGAAAACGACGCCACTCTTATTAATAAGGGTGACGAGGCTAAAATGAAGCTCAAGCGGAAAGAAATTGATCAGCTTGAATACAATAAGCGAATTGAAGATGCTGTTAGGATCCATGAAGAGAACAAATTCAAGATCCAAGAGGAATATGCACAGAAATATCAAGATTTGCAGCAATCACAGCATCAAACTCAGCTTGAATTGTATGGTTCTCTATTGTCACAGGCTTCAACAGTTTGGAGCAGTATGACCGAGATGGTTAAAAGCTCGGCTGGTGAGCAAAGTTCTGCATATAAAGCCATGTTCTTAATGCAGCAGGCGATTGCAATTGGTCAGGCGATAATAAGTACTGAGCTAGCAGCAACAAAAGCCTTAGAGCTTGGCCCTGTTCTAGGTATTCCAGCATCTACTTTAGTTCGTGGAATGGGTTATGCAAGTGTTGGCCTAATTGCAGCACAAACAATCGCTGGTTTCTCAGACGGTGGTTATACCGGTAATGGCCTTAAACACACTCCAGCAGGGATTGTGCATAAAGGTGAGGTTGTTTGGTCGCAGGATGATATTAAACGTTGGGGAGGAGTGAGTGTTGTTGAATCAATGCGAACTAGCTCACCTAGTGGTTATGCAAATGGAGGATATGTTTCTAATAATACTAGTGAAGCTATAGCAGCCCGACGGGAGGCACGACAATTTGATGCGATTAATTCAAATCAAGCACAAAGCAGTTCGAGTCAAGTTCCAATCAATGTTTATGTAACAGTTAATCCGGATGGATCAAGTAAAACTGATACCCAAAATGACTCGAAGCAGCTTGGGCAATTGATCGGCAATGCGGTTAGAACGATTATCCGGCAAGAGCAGCGACAGGGTGGTTTATTGGCTAAATAGTGCCATAAATGGAAAATTATTAATTAATTGATTTTTCTATTTAAAGTGAGTTAAAAGTTAGTTCCCATTAACCAATAAGGAGGAGATATGGGAACTGATGTTAACCCAGTGGCATGGGAAAACGCTGAAATTACTGCTTACGCATTAATTAGGAACCCTAATAGTAAAAACTTACTGGATTATTATCTAGAGTTTGGTTCGTATTTAGATAAAAAACATGGTGAATTCTCTGTTAGTAGCGGAGAAAAACCGGTATTTAGGTTAGGAGATAGGTCATTTATTCTAAATGATTTAAATCAACCGTATTTAGAATCTCTAACTAGAATTCTTTACGAACTTTTCTACAAACACCAATTCTAAGTGTTTATAGAAACAAAACCCCGCTCTTAGCGGGGTTTTGTTTTATAAGGAGGAAATATGAAGGCAATTCAATTTAAGAAAACAGGCCAATACACCGGTAATCATGATGAAGTAACACGTTTACTGGGCGGCACAGTAACCTATGTTGGTCAACGTGGAAGAGAGGCAAATAAGACTTATGAACGAGATGGGGAAACTTTCCCTATCCAATTCGATAATTGGCTTGTAGATATTGATGGTGTAATTTTTGTTTTGAGCGAAAAGCAATATGAAGCTCTTAAATCGGTGGCTCATAAGCATATAGGGTTAGGTGAGGCGATTGCGCGGCATGTCAATGAGTACTTAAGTCAACAACAGCGACAAGGCGGTTTATTATCAAAGTAACCCACTCGAATGAGTGGGTTTTTTAATGGGAGTACAAAAGTGAAAAAGTACATTATGACTTTTCTGCTTGCTTTATTGATTGCTGTAGTTTTCTACATAAGTGCAAATTTAATTGATTTTAATCTAATTGAATATGCAACGGGTTTCGTCTTTGGATTGTCATTCACCCTCATTTTTAAAAAACAATCTAAGAGTACTAAAATTGCTGACTTAATGGACAAGCAATTAAAAGAATGGGGAGTTCGTGAAAGTAGGCGGGCAGGTTTATTCGCTCCAGATCAAGATACGAAGGATCTAGAAAGTTGCAAAAAACGTTTTAAAGACAGATCAGAACCTATGAAAATTGATTGGCCAAAAAATCATGAGCAACCTTAAATTCACTTTCGAATGCGACTTAGACGGAAATAGTAATACTCAGCGCTTTAATACGTTATCAAGCAAATTTGGTGACGGTTATGAACAAAACATTGCTGTAGGTATCAATAACCGAGCTGGTGAATGGACTTATCAAAGAACGGCTTACAAAGCCGAAATTATGCAAATCAAAGCATTCTTCGACCGACACAAAGGTGCGGATTCTTTCCTTTGGGATTCACCACTAGACGGTGAAGTTCGAGTTAAAACAAGTCCTGAATACCAACCTCGCCAAATTGGCGGTGATGTATGGCAAATCTCAACGACATTCACCCAAGTTTTTTACCCTTAATTTAAACCCCTTTAAAGCCCCTTTTTAGGGGCTTTTTTTATGCGAGTAAGAAAATGACTAAGCAAGTTATTAATGTTGGTTCAGCTGCAAATGACGGATCAGGAACACCAGCCCGGACAGCCTTTCAGTATATAAACGCAAACTTTACTGAAGTTTATGACTTCCTAACTGGAACCACTGATGCAACTAAACTCCCCGCAGCTCTACCAATTGCAAAGGGTGGTACAGGCGCAACTACGGCAGCGGGTGCACGAATTGCATTAGGGCTTGGTTCCGCAGCAACACAAAATAGATCAAGAACATTTATTGGTGTAGGCCCATCTTTAGCGGGAAGTGCTTATACAAATGCAAATGATGACGGGCAGTATGTTATGGCTAGCTCTATTAATGAACCCTCAAACCCAAATCTTGGAGTCACAGGGTACTTTGTTCCGCTAAATGATCTTGGTGCAAATACGGGCACAAGGTACAGACTTTTTTATGGCGCGCACAAGGATGGCTTGCAATATCAGTATTCTACTAACACTGGAACGACTTGGAGCCCCTGGTTTTATCATCGAACAACAGCAAACACTACTGTCGATGCAAACGGATTTATTAAAGCAGCTTCACCCGTTGCTAAACTCTTTGCTGATTCAATTGAGTTAAACGATGACGCACAAAAACAGCCAATTACTTTAGAAAAATTAGGTGTTGGTGATTACTTAATTAAAGGCTCTCTTGGTTTTGCTCAAGAAGGTTGGTATATCGAAATGCCAAAGGATGCAAACGGTAACGTGTTGGTTGCTGTAGCTTATAAGCAACTTGAAAATAATGACATCTCAATTAAGACATACAAGAAGAAGTTTGATATTGAAACTGCTTCGATTGTTCCTGATCTTGAAAATCCTGTAGATATTCCTGAAGGTCGTAATATTGACATCCGTTTCCATGAAGAAATTGTATTAGAGGAGACACTACCAGATGACATTGAACAGTGATTTCCAGAAACTTTATGTAGACGGCCTTATAACATTGTATGAATTAGATGCCAGCAGCTTAGGTGCTGGCATTTTACGTTTCCATGGACATATTTCTTATGAAGACTGGGAAAAAATTTATGTCTCAGCGGATTTGACGAGCTGGAAAGCTGATACAGCAACAATCAAGGCCGATAAAGTTTTTAATATCGGCGATCAGAAAGTATGGATGCGAAATATTATTTGGCAAGGTCAAGTATTTGAGCCAATGGCGCTTGAGGTCTCTGGCCTTGAAATGCGTTCGGATGGTAAAGCTTCTGCACCGACCTTATCAATGGCAAACAACATTAACGGCATTCAAAATGCTTTATCTGCCTATTGTTTGCAATTTAAAGACTTTGCTGGGGCTAAACTTAAAGTCATTACCACACTTGCTAAATATCTGGATGCCGAAAACTTCACGGCAGGTAATCCTACTGCTTCAAATGAGTTCAAGGAGCAGCTTTGGTATATCGAGCAAAAAACATCCGAAAATGCCCAGCAAGTGACCTTTGAGCTTTCAAATCCAATTGATTTTGAAGGGTTGAAAATTCCTGTACGTCAAATTACTTCACTTTGTCATTGGTGCATGATGGGAAATTACCGTGGTGAGGAATGTGGATATACCGGAGCGGCAATGTTCACCGATAAAGATGAGCCTACCAATGATCCAGCTTTAGATCGATGTAGTGGGAGTTTGCGTTCATGCCGCTTACGATTTGGTGAAAACAAGCCATTACCTTTCGGCGGGTTCCCAGCTTCAAGCTTATTGTGAGGTTTTATGAAACTTACAGCAAAAACCAAAAAAGCAATCATGACCCATGCCGATGAATGCTATCCGCATGAATGCTGTGGGGTAATTGTTGGAAAAGAATATATCCGCTGCCGCAATGTTTCAGCTCAATCTGATCAGTTTGAAATCCATCCTGAAGATTTAGCTATGGCTGAAGATCAAGGCGAAATCTTAGCTTATGTGCATTCCCATCCAGATGGAACAACAAGAGCATCGGAACTCGATCTGATTCAGATTGAACTACATAAAAAGCCATGGGTAATTTGTTCATATCCGGATCTGGATTTTCAAATCTACGAGCCGTGTGATTATCGCGCCCCTTTAGTGGGGCGTAATTATTTTCATGGCTGGCAAGATTGCTATGCGCTTGTACGTGATTTTTATAGTCGTGAATTGGGCGTAGAACTGATGGATTTCGAGCGTAAAGATGCATGGTGGGAAGATAAAGATCATCCTTCACTTTACCTTGAAAATTATGAAAAAGCGGGTTTCTATGAAGTTGATACACCGCAGTATGGCGATATGCTTGTTTGTCGTGTTGGGCGTACTGAACATCCCAATCATGCGGTTGTTTGGCTAGGAGGTAATGGAGTTTTAAAATCTGAACAAACTGAAACTTGTATCGGATCTACTCTAATTTTACATCATCCATATAACAGAAAGTCAGTACGTGAAATTTATGGCCAACAGTGGAAAGATCGCACGGTAAAAATTTTGAGGCATAGAGATGTTAAAAACAATTAAGTTATACGGCATTCTGGGGCAAAAGTTTGGTCGTGAATTTAAGCTCGATGTCGCAAATACGCGTGAAGCCATGCGTGCTTTATCAGTTCAAATCGCTGGCTTTGAACACTTCATGACACATGCCCATGAGCAAGGGTTGGCTTTTGCAATTTTTCTTAAAGGCAAAGGTTCAGGCAATAAGCGTGGCAAGAAGCGCCCAGCAATTTACGATCATGAAACAAAGCGCTTAATCACTGGTGACAATATCGGTGAAGAGCAGCTAGACATGAATACTGATGCTGACATTATTCATATTGTCCCTAGAGTAATGGGGGCGGGTGGGAATAATGGAGTGCTGCAAGTTGTACTAGGCATTGTAATGATGGTGGTTGGCTACTTCACCTTCGGTGCCACTACCCCAACTGGCATGGCATTAATTGGTGCGGGTTTGGGAATGGCTGTTGGCGGTGTCGCATCTATGCTTATGCCTAAAGTATCTACCACTCAAGATCAAAACCAAGATGGCAACCGTGCCAACAAAGGATTTGGCGGTGCGGTAACTACGGTAGCACAAGGCAACCCTGTGCCCATTCTATATGGGCAACGTGAAGTAGGTGGATTTATTGTCAGTGCTGGTCAGTATCCAGAAGATCAGATGTAGTTTTTTATATTTTACAGGCGCTTTTTAGCGCCTTTTTTATTGCGTGAGATTTGATATGGCGATTGTAAAAGGCGCAAAAAAAGGCAACCAACAAGCTAGACAGCCCGTAGTGGCCCCAGATTCAGCACAATCTAAAACCTACATTAAAGTTTTATACGGTATTTCCGAAGGTCCGATTGAAGGCTTGGCAAATGGTCTTCAATCCGTTTTTCTTGAGGAAACTCCGCTAGAAGGTCCAACAGGAACTCTTAATTTTGACAATGTAAAAACAGATTTCCGTAATGGTACAAATGACCAGGAATATATAGAAGGTTTCCCTGCTGTTGAAAATGAGACAGCAATAGATGTTGAGTTGAAATCAGGCACGCCTTGGGTAAAAGCATTTAATAATCTAGATCTGGATGCCGTCCGTGTACGTTTCAAATGGGGGCCTTTGCGTACTCAGGACGCAACAAATGGGGATGTGAATGGATTAACTATTGAGTATGCGATTGATTTGCAAACTGATGGTAATAGCTGGGGAGAGGTATTAAGAGCCAAGATTTCAGATAAGACTTCGGCAAATTATGAGCGTGCTCACCGTATAGATCTACCAAAAGCTGATTCTGGTTGGTTATTGCGAGTTAGGCGCATCACGCCAAACTCATCTTCTGAATATATCAGCGACAAGATGTATGTATCTGCGGTAACAGAGGTAATTGATGCAAAATTACGTTATCCAAATACAGCATTATTGGGACTCCAGTACGACGCTGAGACCTTTGGGAATGTTGCTAAAGTTGCAATGGATACGAAAGGTAGGATTATCAAGGTTCCCACAAACTACAATCCGGTTACACGTCAATATATAGGAATTTGGGACGGTACATTTAAAGAAGCGTACACAAATAACCCGGCATGGATCTATTACGATATATGTACTGTAGACCGTTATGCTTTGGGTGACCGCTTAACCCCGCTAATGATTGATAAGTGGTCTTTATATCGTTTAGCCCAATACTGTGACCAAATGGTGCCGGATGGGTTGGGCGGTCAAGAACCAAGATTTACATGTAATGTTTATCTTCAGAGTGCTGAAGGTGCCTTTGAGATTTTAACTAAGTTAGCTGGTGTATTCCGTGCGATTTCATTCTGGGATGGGAATAGCATTATCTGCGATGCTGACATGCCACAGGACACGTATTTCACTTATACCCGTGCTAACGTTTTAGATGGCGCATTTGAATACTCAGGCACTCGTGCACGAGACCGCCACAATGTAGTAAAAGTGGCTTGGGATAACCCGGCTAATCACTATAAAACCGAATATGAGTTTGTTCGTGATGAAAAGGCAATTGCCGAAGCAGGCCAAGTTCGTATTCTTGAGCTTGACGCATGGGGTTGTACATCACGTGGCCAAGCACAACGTGCCGGGCAATGGGCATTAAAAACAGAACAAAAAGAAACACGCTCTGTTTCTTTTAAGGTTGGTCTGGATGGTCATATTCCATTGCCGGGGAAAGTGATTGAAGTTGCTGATCCTCTATTTGCAGGACGTGCGAATGGTGGCCGTGTATCAGCTATTTCGGCAGATCGTAAAAGCATTACCTTGGACCGAGATAATGTGGTTGCAAAAGCTGGCGACCGACTTGTAATTAATGGTGAAAATGGTAAGGCTCAAACACGCATTGTTCAGTCAATTTCGGGCCGAGTCATTACGGTAACTATAGCTTTTGATGTGAATTCGATAGCTGTGCAAAATGTTTGGGTATTAGATGCTCAAGACTTGGCAACAATGAAGTTTCGAGTCATCTCAATTTCTCAAGATGAAAAACACCAATTCAGCATTACGGCCCTTCAATACAATCCTTCTAAGTTTGACGAAATTGACAATGGCGCACATTTTGAAGAAGTGCCAATTTCAATTATTAACCCTACTGTTCAAGATGCAGTTACTAATGTCACTATCACAAGTGAAAATCGGGTTGAGCAAGGTATTAATGTTGCCACAATGATTGTGTCATGGGCACAAGCCCGTGGAGCAGTTAAGTATCTGGTTGAGTGGCGTAAAGATGACGGTAGCTGGATTAAATTACCACTGACAGGCAATAACTCGGTAGAGGTACCCGGTATTTATGCGGGTCAATATCAGGCGCGTGTAACAGCAATTTCAGCATTTGAAATTTCTTCTTTACCGGCATACTCAGTTTTGACTGCATTGACTGGTAAGCAGGGGTTACCACCAAAATTAGCTTTTATCCGAGCGATTGGCACAATGTTCGGAATGAAAGTGGAATGGGGATTTCCTGCAACTGGCGCATTAGATACTGCATATACGGAAATTGAATATTCTACGACTTCCAATGGTGCCAATATTCAGCCTCTGGGTTCTTATGCTTATCCAACGACTTCACTACAGCAGCAGGGTTTGGCTGCTAATGTGACACTCTGGTATCGGGGGCGGTTGGTTGACCGGATCGGTAATAAAGGGGATTGGTCTAGTTGGGTTAGTGGCACTTCAACTGCACAGGCGAATGATATTCTTGATGCGCTTGATGGCTTAATTTCTGCAACGCAGTTAGATCAGGACTTAAGAGATACAATCAATAAGATTGATACGATTGAAGGTCTTGATGGAGATATCGGAAATTTAATTGACAAAGTTACTGCTCTTGAGGGTGAAATTGATTCTGCGAATGCAGCAATCGATGCTGAAACCCAGCAAAGAGTAAGTGATATTTCTGGATTAAACGATAGCCTTACACAAGAAATTAGTGATCGAATTGCAGCAGATGCAGCTGAAGCACAAGCCCGTGCAGATGCAATTGCACAAGAATCTTTGGTACGGCAGGGTGAAGTTAAGCATGTTTCTGATGCCGTTGCGAAAGAAACCAATGACCGCATTGCTGCAGTTAAAGGTGTCAGTGATGGTTTAACTCAAGAGATTCAGGCTAGAACTGATGGTGACCAGCAGATTCTTAATGCTGTCACTACCTATAAAGAAAGCACCGACACATCAATTGCAGCTGTTCAAGAATCGGTTGATATTGTTGCAGATAACTTACATGCTACAGCAACAAAACTTGATGGAGTTTATGCTCAAGTAACCCCACTTACAGCTGATCAGAACAACTGGACCGCAGATAATGGAAGTAACCAAGCTGCTGCTTGGACGATTCAGTCAGCATTTGCTGAAGGTGATTTAGCCCTTAGTAAGCGCATTGATGTCGTTAATGCTCAGGTAGGAAATAACCAAGCAGCTATTCAGCAAGAAGCCTTAGCAAGAGTCAATGGTGATAGCGCACTAAGCCAAAGAATTGATACTTTAAGTTCAGATTTTGGCAATAACAATGCTTCTGTTCAGCAAAAACTTATTGCTCTGGCTGATGCTGATGGTGCACAGGTTCAGGCACTGAATAATTACATTGCTTCCAATGACTTGGCTCTGGCTTCGGTTATAGACGATGTAACAGCAGTTGTAGATGATACTAGTGCAAATACACAAGCAATTGATGGATTAAGAGCCAGTGTAAAGGTTGCCACGGATGATGCTGGTAAAGCACTTGAAAATAGTGCTACTGCCATAAGTAAGGCTGATACAGCGGTGTCTCAGGCAGGTTCAGCTTCATCAATGGCACAGGAAGCAACAGCAACTGCGCAATCGGCAAGTTCAAAAGCAGATGGTGCTATTAATACAGCCAATACCGCTAGTAGTGATGCTGCAACTGCAAAAACCAATGCTGCAACTGCTTTAAGTAAAGCTCAAGCTGCTGCTGATGCTTCTAGTGCCAATGCATCATCTATTGATGAAATCAATGTTGCTTTAGAGGATAAGGCATCAACTGGTGCACTTGAAGAAGTTAAAGCGAGTGTTGAGGATATTGATGGCGTTGTTAAAGCTCAAACGCAGAAGCTTGATGGTGTTTATGCAAAAGTTACGCCATTAACTGCTGACCAAAACAACTGGACAGCTGATAGTGGTAGCAACCAAGCAGGGGCGTGGACAATTCAGTCTGCTTATGCTGATGGCGATTTAGCTTTAAGTAAGCGCATTGATACTGTTTCAGCTTCAGTTGGTGAAAACACTGCACTAATTCAACAGGAAGCTACAGCAAGAGCGAATGGTGATGCTGCTACGGTACAAGCTTTAAATGTTTATAAAGCGAGTAACGATGCGGCTTTATCAGCAGTGAGTCAACGAGTTGATATTAATACCGCAGACAATGAGGCAACTGCTTTAAAGGTTGATGCGATTGATGTCAGGGTTAAAACAACAGAGGAGAAAACAGGGCAGGCTCTCGAAAATAGTGCCACAGCGGTAAGTAAATCTGAAGCAGCAGTTTCGGAAGCTGGGTCTGCTGTTACTGTAGCAAATCAGGCAAAAGCAACAGCTGGCACTGCAAGTAGTGATGCTGCAACAGCTAAGGCAAATGCAGCCACAGCACTATCACAAGCCAATGCAGCAGCAGATGCATCTAGTGCTGCAATTGAGCGTGTTGAGTCTGTAGAGGCTGAGCTTAGTGACAAGGCCTCAACAGGTTATGTGGATAGTGTGAAAGCTACCGTTGATGAGCAGGGTGATTTGATCAATGCAAATACTGAGCGATTAAGCGGAGTCTATGCAAAAGTTACCCCACTAACCGCAGATAGTACTTCACTAACTGCGGACAGCTCATCAACAGAGGCTGGCTCATGGTCATTACAGTCAGCAGCAGCTGAAGGTGACTTGGCTCTAAGTAAGCGGATTGATATTACTCAGGCTCAGATAGATGAAAATAAGGCAACTATTGCTTCTGAATCTACTGCACGTGTAAATGCTGATAGCGCACTTGGGCAACGAATAGATACAGTGCAGGTGCAATTTTTAAGTAATTTGGCAACTGTACAGAGTGAAGTTAAAACGGTCAGTGATGCTCAAGGGGCTACAGCAGGTAAAGTCGATACGATTCAATCAACTGTCGATGGACATACTGCAAGTATTCGAACTCAGCAAGATGCTATTGATGGGATAAGTACACAGTACACTGTCAAACTCGATACAGGAGGTTATGTTGCTGGATTTGGTTTGATGAATTCTGGCAAGTCATCTAACTTTATTATTCGTGCTGATATGTTTGCGATTGCCCCACCTGCTGCAAATGGTAATGCGGCCAAATATGCATTTGTTTATCAGGCTTCACCAGTCACGTTACCAAATGGCACTGTGATTCCAGCAGGTTTAAAGCTTGATGATGCGGTAATCGGAACGGTTAATGCGGATAAGCTCTGGGTAGAGAAACTTAGCTCAATTAGCTCTGATCTTGGTGCACTTAAGGCTAAATCTGCCAACATTGAAGATGGAGCAATTCAAACAGCACATATCGGCAATGCTCAAGTGGATACGCTGAAAATCAAAGATAATGCTGTAACAGTTCCAGTTTCTGCATTTGCTGAGATTTCGGTCGCAGTAAATACTGAGTATGTCACGATTCAGACTTTGGCAGTTCCATCTGATATGGGGCATACAACTTTAACTTTTGGTGCCGTATTTAGTTTTACTGGATACAGCCCTAAACAACAGGTTTTATGCCGTGTACTTAAGAATGATCAAGTCGTTTTTGAGGATCTGGAAGTTCACTTTATTGAGCACAGTTCTGTTGCTTTAATTACTGATGCAAATGGCTCACATAACCATAATGGCTCAACTGTGAATGTCTCAGGTAATACCGGACAAGATGGTTCACATAGTCATAGCTTTAATGCGAGTGGTACAACAGGTTCAACAAATGCGGGAGGGAATTATCATAGCCATTCATTCAATGCCAATGGCAGTACAAACAGTAATGGTTCACATAGTCATAGTGTTAATTTAAGTGGCAATGTAGTGATGTCAGAAGGTGGTGCACATACGCACAATATTACTGTGCAAGGCAATTCTCGTAGTGCTGGAACCTTGAATATTTCAAGACATGATTCAACTGGCATTGCTGGAACTTTTAAATTACAACTTAAAGCAGTGTCAGGTGGCTCAATGAATGTGTCACAGCGTTATATTCATGCAATGACGATGAGGAAGTAATGGCATATTTTGCAGTTTATGAGGTTGAAACTGGTGAAATACAAAATTTAATTGAGTGCCCTAAGTTTCTAGTTGAAACAATTCATCTTGAAGAGGGGCAACAGTTTTTAGAAGTGGATCATCAAGTATCAGCAAATAAGTATTTAGTTAAAAATGATGAGTTAGTTTTAAGAGATTAACTCATTCAATAGTTATGAAGCACCCATTTCGGGTGCTTTTTTATTGCCAAAAATCTGGAGTAAGGCATGGAACCAGTTTCAACAAGCGGCTTAACAGCACTTTTAAAATTCTACGGGGCAGCAATTATGGTGACTTTAGCGGTCGCACTAGTTGCAGCAGTTGTATTAATGACTCGTATGCCACGCTCACCACAAGAGTGGGCAGTTGGTTTGATTTGTACGGTCGTATCAAGCCTTGCAGGTGGCTCATTCATTATTGTGAAGTGGGGGCTTCATGAATGGGTTACTGATGTATGGGGGATGATTGCACTTGGTGGATTCTTCTTTGTATGTGGATTACCCGGTTGGGCTTTGGTCCGTTGGATTTTTAACTTCATAGATAAACAGGAAGGGAAAACGATCGTTGAAGTGATCAAAGAGTTTAAAAAAGCCAGAAAAGACATTGAAAACAGTTAATGCCGCCTTCGGGCGGTTTTTTTACATCTGAAGGAAAGTGAAATGAACATCGAACAATATCTTGATGAATTAATTAAACGTGAAGGTGGGTACGTAAATAACCCGGCAGATCGGGGCGGTGCAACCAAATACGGTATTACTGAAGCGGTCGCGCGTTCAAACGGCTATAAGGGTAATATGAAAGATTTGCCGCTTGATGTAGCCAAAGCCATTTATAAAAAGCAGTATTGGACAGCTCCGCGATTTGACCAAGTGAATATCATCTCTTCTGCAGTAGCTGAAGAGCTCTTAGATACAGGTGTGAACTGCGGTATCAACTTTGCAAAACCACTTTTACAACGTGCTTTAAATCTCCTAAATAATAATGGTAAAGCAGGGTGGCCAGATTTATCTGTAGATGGAATTTATGGTCCAGCAACCTTTAATGCACTCAAAACTTATTTGGCAAAACGTGGCAAAGAGGGGGAAAAGGTTTTAGTCCGCGTCCTTAATATAATGCAAGGTCAACGTTACATCGAAATCTGTGAACGTAATCCTAGGCAGGAACAATTTTTCTATGGTTGGATCGCCAATCGAGTTGTTATATGAAAGTCTTTCATTGCAGACGATCAAAGATAGCTTTAACAATTACATTGCTGTGCATTCTATTTTCAGGATGCACAGCTCATACGATCAATAGCAATGTAAATGTAGGTATTTGTGTGAAAGCCCTCTGAGGAGGGCTTTATTTGTAATAATCTACATAAAAAATACTTTGAATTTTAGGCTCATATGGATTTAAACCACTCCAATTTTGAAAATCAATAATTTCATGTATATCCAGTGAAAATATTTTATTTAAGGGGTATTTACTTTTCTCTATAAGTATAAAAGGTGAAGTAATTCCATTAAATTGATGTGCTGTAAGATCAATAACATACTCATCACTTTCTAACCAATAATGATTTTCTTCTTCAATATTTGTTCCCTTCATTATTTTAAAATCATTTATGCCTTCTTGTTGAAGAATCATTAATAGTAAGCTACTTGCTTCCTCACAGAAGTTTCTGGGAAAGACTTGCCATATCATTGGAGATTTAAGATGGTCTTCAAAAAACTTAAGAGCCGAGCTAGTTATCTTGTGTATTTTTTCGTATTGCATTTAATTTTAATCCTTTTAATCAACCGTTCCTAAAATAGGAATCATCTGTGGCCCAGTCATCCGAGCCTTACTAATAATCTCGACAAGTTCATCATATGTTAAATTAAAAGAATCTTCACTATCAAAAACATAGACCATATTTTACCCTCATATTCTGGAGGTGTAGGTGGACATTTGAATTATGCTAACCCCTACGTTTCTGATAAGAAAAACAGGGATGCTTGGGTAGATGCCTTTTTCGAAAAATCGAAAAAAATGGTTTGGTTTTTGGCTCAGGAAAGAATGTGCACGGCCATGGAACAACGAAAGATTTAGCCAAATATATTACTAAACCATTTTCTATTTCTTTAGGTAGTGAGTCTTCTAACTTAAACTCTCAACCAATTTAAATATTAGAAATACTGCTCCTTTTGGTAATAACCCTCATAAAGACCAAGTTAATGCTGTAAACTCTAAAACGTCTCATGTGACCATTTATCAGCCCCATAAAACTGAAATGACGATCAATGGTGCGGACAACCCAAATGAAACTGCTCAGGTAATACAGCGTCATAATGAAAATACAATGATTCAAATGGCGAGGAGTGTGAAACCACTAATTAACTAGATAGATATATAACAATGGTTTAATGGGTGATTTTTGAGCATCAATAGATTATTATGTAATAGTTTAACTATATACATGATAAGAGGAAAAATGAAAAGTATCCTGTTTTTAGATGCCGTTTTGTCAACCAAGATCGTCACATTTGCATACTGGATCTTACTTTTGTGTGTATGGATTACGGGGGGCGTTATGATTGCTGGGGGATTAGGTGGCAATAGTCTACCTCCAGAAGCAGCAAGCCCATACACATCAGGCTCTTTGGGTGTCTTTGTTGGTATATGTATTTTAATTTTTGGTTCGGTGATAGTTCGTCTTTGGGCTGAATTTTGGGTGGTTATATTCAAGATTCAACAAAATACAAGAAGAACTGCTGACCTACTTGAGAAACTTGGTAAGAGTTACAATTCACCACTCTAAACTTTTATTTGAATCAAAACCCACCAATCGGTGGGTTTTTTATTGCCCGGGAAATAGAATTTTTAACTATTCGAGTTTGCAGCTTGTTTATCAATTTGTTTATTAGTTTTGTGAATATCATTAATAATACTTGATGCGACATAGTCACCAATATGCTTAAAAATTGTTTTTCCCTCAATTTCGTAGCTCAGAGAGAACAAGACCAAAACAGGTATAATTATTTTCCACATTTTATATTTCCTTATTAAGTTCTCTGAATAATTTCATAAATTACTAGAACATTAACACATTATTGGTGAAAAATGAGATCCTTCTTTAAGAATTTTGAGGGATCGTAACGGGAAATTTTTCATGTTATTATTGGATTGTACAATCCAAATTTTTTTAAGGGTTGTTTTCAATGATAAATAGGTGATGGGTATGCTTGCTCCAAAGAAAAGAGCACATGAAATACTTGACCAGATTGGTGTTTTTGGTCGCAAAAATGCTTCTGAGTTCACTATTCATAGATGGAAGACCCAAGCTAAATCATTGGCAGAAAGTGATATTGTTGATAGTAAAAGAATATTAGCGATCATTGGTGTTTACGAAAATAATTTCGAAATCGCTAAGAAAAACTTTGAGCAAGCTCTTGCTTTATCAAATTATGAAAATAGTTTGGTTTTATGTGATTATGCTCAAGCATTGTTAATGCTTGGAAAGGGTGAAGATGCTCTAAGTTATTTAGTTAAAGCATTCAATATTGAGCCAAGTGCAAAAACTTTGGATAGAATTTTAACTTTATCCAATTCTTTAATATATCCAGATGTATTAAATGAAAT